TGGTGAGGAGGTCATGGAGCACCTAGCGTCCACCAAGCCCGAGGTGCTGGCAGGTCTCGTCGCCCGGCTGATACCCCAGTCGCATGGCCGAGGAGGCTATCAACGGTGAGGAAGCAGGGAAAGGCCAGACTAATCAAGAGGTTACGATCCGTCTTGTATCGCAGGCTATTGAACAGCCAGCACTACCAGCACGAGAGGTGGAGGGTGAACTACTACCACCACTAGAACGTGAGGACTTCATCGAGTAGCGCACCATGTTGGTGCATGAGTGTGGAATCAATATTGTAACTGACTTAAATATACATTTAAGGAAGTTAGGAATGGCTTAGGTACGTACATGTTCCACGCACTACTATGGTGCATGTGTATGCTAATGATAATCATTCTCATCCCCGCTCGTACCTAGGCTGGCCAAGCGCTCAGGGCTATGGGCCTCGCTGACCCCCGCGACCCCCCTGCAGAGATTTTTCCCCCTTTAGGATAAAAAATATATAGGGGCATTCCGAGGAAGGAGCCTCTATGAACATCGACATCCCTGCCGCATTTACCCCCCTCTTAGAATCCTCCAAGCGATACCGAATCTGCGTAGGGGGTCGGGGGTCTGGCAAATCGATGACGGTTGCCATGATGTGCATTCTGGAGGCGATCCAAGGCAAGAGAATACTGTGCTGTCGTGAGTTCCAGAACTCGATCCAAGAGTCTGTACACTCACTGGTGGCCAATCTGATAGAGCAGACCGGCGTGGGTGGCTTCACCATTACGCGCGACCGGATATCCCACTCTAGCGGCGGCGAGTTCATCTTCCGTGGACTCAGCAGGAACATCGAATCGGTGAAATCACTGTTCGGCGTCAACGTGGTGTGGATTGAGGAGGCCCAGACGATCTCTGAGGAGTCGCTGAGGGTGCTGACGCCCACTATTCGTGAGGCCGGATCGTATTTCATCATGTGCGCGAACCCACGGAGCCAAGCAGACCCGTTCACCGAGACCTTCCTGAAGGGTAGGGAGGGCGTTTTGCGGGCTGACGGACACTTCGCCGACGAACTACACACTATTCTGCGTGTCAACTACGACAGGAACCCGTTCTTCCCCGAGGAACTGGATCTGGAGCGCCGTAGGGACAAGAAAACACTAAGCCACGCCATGTACAACCACGTCTGGGAGGGCGAGACACTCGATGAGGTCGATAACAGCCTTATTCTGGCCGACTGGTTCGACGCCGCGCTCGAAATCGGGGAGCGGATCAAGTACCGCGAATCGGGGGCACGGGTTGTCGGACACGATATCTCGGACACTGGTAAGGATGCGAAGGCGGTGGTGGTCAGACACGGTGCACGTGTCCTCGACATGGGACTCATGCACGACGGAACGGCCTCTGACGGCCTTGATTGGGCGCTCGACTACGTCAACCGCTACCACGCGGACTCGTTTGTCTACGACCAAGACGGTATTGGCTTGGGTCTGGCGCGAGAGGTTGAGAGAGGTCTCGGGTCTCGGAACATCGCTATTACCGGCTTCCGTGGCGGGGAGAGTCCTCGCGATCCGGATGCAATGTACGATGGCCACCGTAAGAATCGCGATGCGTTCTTCAACCGTAGGGCGCAGGCTTTCTGGGATGTACGCGAACGGTTCTGGAAGACATATCAGGCGCTGGACGGCGAGATGCACGACCCAGACGAGTTAGTGTTCCTGCCCAGCGACCACGAGATGATCTCACAGTTACGGTCTGAACTCTGCCGACTGCCCTTGAAACCACATCAGGGCGGCAAGATCCAGATTATGCCGAAGACCGAGATGGCTAAACCGCCACTATCACTGCCCAGCCCGAACTTGGCTGACGCGTTCGCCTACTCATTCAGCGTGCAGGACTTCCTACAGGGGAGTTGGGCACAGCCTATTGAATACAGGGAGTCATACATTTGAGCGAATTTAGGCCAGTTGTAGGATACGAAGACACATACGCGATCTCCGACGCAGGAGAACTAAAGCGAACGGCCCCTGCACGTGGTGCTCGGGTCGGGGCCATCTTGCGCCCGCATGTCGGCCCTAACGGCTACCAGATGCTACTCCTGTCTAAGGATAACAAGAAGAAGTCGGCGTATATCCACCGCCTCGTGGCCGAGGCTTTCTGCGACAAGCCCGAGGGCGACGTGGAAGTTAACCACATTGACGGCGACAAACTAAACAACACTCCGGCCAATCTTGAGTGGGTAACCCACGGCGAGAACATGGCGAAAGGCTATGAGACCGGCAACCACAGGTGGAAAACAGCGGCATGATGGAAGAAGACGATATCAAAGCGATTATCTCGAATGAGATGTCGAACTGTTCCGGAGATGAGTGGGTAGACCGGAAGCGCCTCGCTATGGACTACTACAACGGGCACGAACCAAAACCGTCTGGCATCAAGGGACGTTCCGAGGTCGTTTCCACCGATGTGAGCGATGCGGTCGAGTGGCTGATCCCTAACATTATCGAGAGCCTGTCGGGCAAGTCCGTCAAGTTCATGCCCTATGTCCGCTCAGGACGAAGATCAGGCCGACCTAGAAACCGATTTCACGCACTTCGTATTCTCTGAGGAGAACAACGGCTTCCTTAACCTATATGAGGCCACTAAAGACGCCCTCCTGACCGGAGTCGGCGTCCTGAAAATCTATTACGACGACAACCCCGAGCGGGTGGTCGAGCGGTACTCCGGCCTATCAGAGCCACAGCTACAGGCTCTGCTATCTGACCCCATGATAGAGGTCACGGAGATTGAGAGATCTGAGACAGACGGCACTGCGGTGACGGCGGCTCGGATTACCCGACAAGGTAGAGTAATGGTCGAGGCCGTTCCTGCCGAGGAGTTCCGTGTAAATGACGACGCTGACAGTCTTGATCTGACCGACGCCCGTTTTGTTGCACACACTACTCGCAGGACGGCTTCCGACTTACTACGTGCTGGGTATGACCCCGATGTGATCGCTGACGCCCAACAGGGTTATCTGGATCGCACGGTCGGCGACGAGACACACAGCGGCTTGGACATCGACGAGAGCCAGAAGCTGATCGTCGTTACCGAGGCGTTCCTCTCTATGGACATTAACGAGGACGGCATATCCGAACTCTGCAAGGTTACCTGTATAGGCGAGAGCGAAATCGATGCGATCCTCGACATCGAAGAGATCGTAGAAATCCCCTTCGTGGCAATGAGTGCCACCCCGATGCCACACCAGTTTCTGGGCCTCAGCGTATTCGAGCGGCTCAAGCAGGTGCAGGACATAAAGACGGCGGTGCTACGTAGCACGCTGGATAGCTTCTACCAGTCAGTGAACCGCATTAAGGTGGTGCAGGAAGGTCAGGTCAACATCGACGACCTACTGGTTAACAGACCCGGCGGAATTATCCGCGCCAAGGGTCATAACGCGGTCACCGAACTGGGTGGCACCTTCTTCGGCGGTGAGGCGTTACAGCTACTACAGTATGCTGATGTACAGAAGGAGGCGCGGGTAGGCGTCAGCCCAGACATGGCTGGCCAGTCTAACCTAGTCAACAACGAGTCGGCACACGGCGTAGAGCGCATGATGTCGGCAAAGGAGATGCTCGTTAACCTCATGGTGAGGAGCATCGCCGAGACGGGCGTCCGGCCCGCATACAAAATGATTCGTGACCTCATGGTACGTTTCCAGAACGGTATGGTGCCCTACAAGTTTAAGGGTAACTGGATGAACGTAGACCCCAGCACATGGGGCGAGCGTAGCCGGATGATGGTGACGGTCGGTGCCGGTGCCGGTGACAGCCAGAAGAAACTGATGGCGTTGCAGACACTCTTCCAGACACAGATGCAGTTCAAGCAGATGCCAGACAACGTGATGGTGGACACTAAGCAGTTGTTCAACTCACTGGACGACATGGTCGAACTGGCGGACTTGGGTGAGGCCGAGAAGTACTTCATGAACCCTGACACGCAAGAGGGTCAGCAGTTCGCAGCAGAACAAGGCCCAGCAGGATCAGCAACAGCAACAGCAGATGATGCAACAGCAAGAGCAACAGTTGCAGATGCAACAGCAGGCGCTACAGGCACAGATGCAGGTCGCGGCAGGCGGAGCAGACCAAGGCTCAGGCCACCATGCAGAACGGCCAGCTGAAAGAACAGATCAACGCGATGAAGGCACAGCACACTCAGGAACTCGAACAGATGAAGACGGCGCTACAGGCGGCGAAGGATTCGGCCAAGCAGGCGTTCGACTACGACAAGCTGAAGACCGACACGGCGTTAAAGCTAACCGAACTAGAGACCAACTCGAAGATGCAGTTGGAAAGAGAATTACAGGCAAACAAGGAAAGTTTGAATGGCTCAGGACGGGCAACTGATAAGGGAAGCGAGAAGGGGCAGGCAAGCGAAGAAAGAACTGTCCCTAATTGAGGAACACATCGAGCAACGCAAGTGGGCGCTGTTCGAGACCTTCTGTAGTGATCGCAATCAAGAGGATGACTACGATATTAGAAGCCAAGCTATCGCGCTAACTAACCTAGAGGATTTCCTCAAGGAGTTAGTCACCACCGGCATATTGGCCGAAAAACAACACGAAGGAGATGATATATGAGCGAAGGTGCAGTCCACCCTAATTCTACGGATACGGGCGCTAGTGCAGTCGATCAAGTCGCTGACATGCTGATGCAGAGCGATAAAGGAGAGGCACACCAGATTGGTGCGCCCGATAACGTAACCGATACTCCGGTGGAGTACGGTGAAGAAGAAGTAACCTCGGAAGAAGTCGAGGCAGAATCAGCAGGCTTTGAAGACGGCGATGTCGAAACGGAAGAGTCCCAGCTAGAGGAAGCAGTAGACGACCATGAAGAGGTAGGCGGTCTCGAAGCCTTAGCCAGTGAACTTGGGCTAGACAATGATAAGCTAGTCGTCGATGACGACGGTGATGTCTTTGTTAAGCTGAAGGTCAACGGGAAAGGACGAGCACGTCTCACTCAAGGACGCGATCAGTCAGACGCAATACTACAAGGCTAATGAGGAGAAATCCCAGATCCTTGCGGAGGAGCGTAAGACGTTCGAGTCCGAACGCACGCAAGTTGCAGAGACTATTGGCCAACGCCTCCAGTACATCCAGAACATTGGAAACGCACTGGAGCAGAAGCTGATGGGCGAGTTCAACTCTATCGACTGGAATCATCTTAGGATGTCTGATCCAGCCGAGTGGGCGGCTAAACAGCAGGAGTTCCAGTACAGGCAACAGGAACTACAGCAGATGGGCGAAGCGGTAGGCCAGCAGGTTCAATTCCAGAACCAGCAGGCTGACGAAGAGTTCATGCGTGAGCGTCAAGAGACGCTAGCACATGAGCGAGTAGCGCTGACCCAAGCCATCCCCGAGTGGAACGACGAAGAGAAGATGGGTGCAGAGATGCACAGCATCATCCAGTACGCCAGAGAGAACGGCTTCCCTGATGAGGAATTGCAGGACGTGACGACTGTCGCGCCATGTGGTAACCCTCCGTAAGGCGATGCTGTACGATCAAGGCAAGAACCGTCGCCGAGAAGAAGGTGAAGAAGGCTCCCAAGATGCAACGCGCGGCAAATGGACGATTTGTGCAGAAGAAAAAGTCACAGGTCGATAGTCTAGTGCAGGCCGCTAAAAACGCGAAAGGTGCCAACAAAAGGATGTTGGAAAGAGACGCAGTAGCGAGCCTCCTTATGGGAGAGTAAATCATGGCTAATTCAACCCTAGCCCCTACGACAGGCAACGTGGATGCCTTTAACCTCAAGTCAATCGAGACCGGAGGAGTAATTCACGAAGACGTAATGGACAAAATTTTCGATATCAGTCGAATTCCTTTGCCCTTTACAGACATGGTCGGCAAGACCAGCCACAAGAACGAGCGGTTCGATTGGGTCCTGGATGAGTTAAATCCGCCCATGCTGAATAACCAGCGAGTTGACGGTCAAGACGCGGGCGACCTCGTTTCGATCACTGGGGGCCGTGTAGGCAACCATAGTCAAATTAGTGATAAGGTTATAGCCGTAAGTTATAGAGCGGATAGTTCGGACACTATTGGCCGGGCGAAAGAATTGGCCTACAGGCTGACTCGCGCTAACCAAGAGATCCGACGTGACGTAGAAGCGGCCTCTCTGTACAACCAAGGCTCTAAGGCCGGTACAGACGCTGTTGCAGGTATCACTGGTGGACTGCCTTCATGGATTGAGACTTCTGTCTTCAATGCTGACGGTACTGCCGGTACTGCTGGTGGATACAACTACACCAGTGGCCTGACTACGGGCGCTACGGCTGGCACGGCGGCACCTGTGTCGTTAAGTGCATCAAGGACGCTATCCAGTCCGTGTATGAGGAAGGTGGTGAGGTATCAGTACTGATGTCTACTCCTTCAGTGATCACTGGCATCTCGACGTACATGTTCAACGAGACTGCCCGTATCGCGACTCTGCAAGCAGACCAAGGTAAGAGTGGTGACAAGGCTAAGGCACTCGCCTCTGTTAACGTCATCATCTCCGACTTCGGCACGGTTAAGCTAGTACCTAACCGACTGCAACCAGGGCAACGGTGCCGTTGACGCTGGAACTGGTCTTGTTACCAGCGAGAGCGACAACATCTTCCTGTTGGATCCAGAGTATGTATCTCTGTCCTACTTGGAAGGCTACCGCACGGATACCTTGGCTAAGACTGGACTGGCAGAGAAGCGCCAGATCAGCGTTGACTGGGGACTGCGCGTCCACACTGAGAAAGCCCACGCCATGATTACCGGCGTTGACGGATCAGCGGAAGCAGTAGAGTAAAGCTAAACGCCCCCACGCCTTCGGGCTGGGGGCTATTTTCATTCGACCAGAATTCAAGGATCAAGGATGACCGACCTACACTACGTTGAAAACGGAACGGGAGTTGAGTGGAAGCACTCGGCCCACGAAGATAAGATGTATGTCCGCAAGTACGCGGCTAACTACGACGCAGTAGCAGAGTTGGCTCAGGCAGTACGCAACGACGGCGGCACCAGAGATCTGGATGGCTTCCGTATGGTTGCGACCATTCCCATCGAAGTGTTTAGCGCGGCCAACGACGGGCGCTCCCACGATGGACGTTACAAAGGATTCCTGCAACTCGGCGCTAAGGATCAACAGCGCGAGTTCGCTAGCTTCTTCCAAGAGGAAGACATTAAACCGTTCATGCTGAACGACAACTTTAGGATCTGATATGCCACTCATTATGCACCGAACCCGTAACCGAGGCGTCACTGGCGTCAAGGCAGGCGGCGGCAAGACATGGCACACAACGGGTGCCTACATAAACATGGAGGAGTTGAAGAACCTCAGCCCTCCCGACCCGAACGAGCCTCCTGTCCGCATGCTGGCTACTGAGGCCGGTAATGTGATGACCGAGGAAAGTGGCGAGAAGTTCCTAGCACCGGAGAAATAAATGAAGTCACTGATCCCAGACTGGCTCCCGAAACTCTTCGTTAAGGCGGAGGGTTCAGTACGCGAGGCTACGACTAAGAAGTTTTCGGACTTCAATAAGATTACCGATACCGAGGGCATGGAAGTCGTTGGGATTAAGGGCGGTGCGAACGTGCGTGCCGATTTCCCTGTTGGGGGCGAGACTGGTGAGGTTACTACCAGTATGGTCGGGCTGGAGCCTGATGACCCCTTGCGAAATGCACGCGGGCAGTTTATGCCCACCAAAGAGTTACCCGAACTAGAGAACCAGAAAGACGCTAACCGATTCATCGCCAGTGAGATCCAGCGACTCGAACAAGAGATCGATGGCATCGAGGGCGGTGACGTAGACCTTAGCGAATACGCTACGATTGAGTACGTAGACGAAACCGAACTTAACGTCCTGAACGCGGCCATCAAGGTCGCGACTGACGGCGACAAGGTACTGCAAGACCAGATCGACGCTATCGACGTTCCTGACGGCGTTGACCTCACCGGCTACGCAAAAGAGGAGTGGGTCACCGAGCAGATCGACGCTATCGAGTTACCAGTCGGTACGATAGTCTCTGAAGACCCGCCTGAGAATCCCGAGGAAGGGCTGTGCTGGTATGACACTGGCAGGCTTGAGTTGTTCGTGTACGCGAATGATGGCTGGTTCCCCTGTTCCCCATTGGGCGCACGGGTCGAGGAAGGCGAGGTTGTACAGGCGCAGATACTTCAGCGACTGGATACCGGAGAGTCTAGGCAAGAGACCATCGCCGCTGAGATCGTTCACGCATTAGGCGAGCAGAGTGCGATTGAGGGCCGAGTCAAAGTTGGCGAAGGCGTACAGCAAGAAATCAAAAGCGATCTAGTCACCCTTGAGAATAAGGTGAAGCAGATCGAGGGTGCGGTCGGCGAGCATACGCTGAACTTCACTCAGAGCAATCAGACCCCGAGGCATGGCGAGTTCAACCTTCTCGACGATACCATGCAGATGGTCTACAAGATCGAAGAGGCGGCGCACATTCAGATCAGCAATGTTGACGCTGACGGCTCGCCTGTCGATATTGACCGAGTCGGGGTTGGCGATGTCATCCGTCTAGCGCATGGCGCTATGGGCATGGCCGAGTTGCGAGTTACGAGTGAGTCGCAAGGCTTCTTCAGCTTCACCAAGATCAACGGCGACCTAAACGAAATGTTTGTCGGCCCATACGGGTTCGTCATGTTGTCGCAGTATGATCCTGCTGGCGTAGCGACTGTGACCTACGTTGACCAGCAAGATGAAGTCCTGCGTCAAGACACTCTGACCCTCAACGATTACTTTGAGCGTGTCACCATTAAAACCGAAGGCGCTAACCAGCTACCGGATGACACTGACTGGAAGGTTAGACAACACAACTCAGAAGGCAAGAACAAGACACTAATACACAGCGTGGGTGGTCAGCTTGGCGTATATAACCTAAAGGAGCCGAACGAGTCACATCATGCGGCGACTAAAGGGTATGTGGATTCCAATTCTTACAACGGCGTCCCATCAAGGCCACCCGGCCTCAAGTTCATGTGCAGTATCGTTAACTTGCCGAATGGGTATTTCCAGTGGTGGGTAAAGGAAAGCACGGGTAATCAGCACCTAGAACTTGCCACCACAGATGGAGATGGCATCGCTTGGGGAACCAATACGCCCCGTGAAGACGTTCGCTATAGCGATAACATACCCTTCACTATCTGGGAGGTATCAGGTGGTGGATGGAAGATGAAGGTAACAGGCACTATCAGCCGGATTGATTTTCATCCTGACCACGCTCTTTGCTATGTCTCCAACAAGACTGCCCTGAATGGAGGCAACTTCGCTAATGGGTCTGGGCCTTACTACATTACGATTGGGGGTATTATTTAATGAGCCTACCAAATAAACCTTGGGCAGACGGTGACACGTTCACCAACGAAGAGACCGGCGTTAAGTACACCTTCGACGGCGAGAAGTGGCTCGCGGGCGGTGGCGCTGAGGCTGATGACGCGACACTGGCACTGATCAATGAGGTTGATCGCACCAGCCAAATGCGCGACGAAGCCCTAGACGCCAAGATAGACCAAGAGTCCAATTTAAACACTGTCGCCCATATTAAGTTCGAGGATCAGATTCTGCGTTGTTACGCTTGGTCTCAGGGTGATAATGAAAGTCTCGAAAGACAGCTTACCAAGGTCGATGAAGGACTACAGGCGCAGATTGATGATCTGCCCACAAGGGAATACGTAGACAATCAGATTGATGATCTGCCGAACGACCGAATACGTAGACGACGGCGACCGGCATCTGCAAGGCGAGATCGACCAGATCGCGCTTGCGCTTGAGACGCTACTGGTACAGCGAGAGCACGGTCAGTGGAAGTATATCGGGTTCATTGGCGATAACATGCCACGCAACGCTGGCGAGTTTGCTTTAGCGTCTGATGATCTCTCATCAAGCCAGAATGTCATTACGCTCAATAATATAGACCTAGAGGGAACTACTCACGGGTTTACTGACGTTGAGGTCGGAGACTACCTTGAGATCGTTGACCTCGATGAGCCTGCTAACTACGTGTTGTTTACTGTTAAGTCCGCGCCAACGGGGACGGGCATAACTGAGGTTAACGTCGAGTTAAAGGACAAGGGTCAGAACTTCCTGATCGGTGAGACTTGTGAGGTACGCTTCTTCCAAGTGAATGAGCAGGACTTGCAACTAGATGATCTGGACGCTCGCTATCTAAGGAAGACCGGCGGCAATCTGACCGGCGGCATCAACATGGGAACCAACCCCATTATGTCGGTGCAGTATTTGGGCATGACCGGCGCTAAGTGTATCCAAGAGGCGCAAACCACCCGAATCAAGTTTGACGGCAAAGTGACGATCGCCAAGGCGGGAACAAATAAGGATGGCTTTGTACTAAAGGGCGCGACAGCCGATGGCGCTGATAAAGATTTGCTTAGTGTGTATCACAACGAAAGTGGCACTGATGCGATCAACTACAAAGGCAAGCAAGACAGCGCCACTAATCTAGCGACGGTCGGGTATGTCGATACCGCAGTCGGTAACACTAGTGCGAAGCAGATGTTCACCACTAGCGTATTTGGGCATTCATCAAACAACGTAAACCTCGACCAAGGCTATTGGCACTTTTTGCAAAGTGACTTGCAGACCCCAACGGTGGTTGGCTCTGGCGCTAGGGCGATTGTTTACAAGATCAACAACGTGGATTGGTGGAAAGGCAAAGTAGAACTTACCGGCTTTGGCTATGTTGTTGTGTCGAGCGCCAAGACCGGCGAAGTCATACTTCGGCTGGCAACGTCATCGCAGGCGACCTAAACGCCTTGAACGAGAATGGCGAGGTGGTGCTGAACCTTCCGATGGAAGCGAGGACAGTATGGAATGGATACGGCAACTCTCGGCGAGACTCAGCGCATCGAGTTTATCAACGTGTTTAGGGAACTCTAATGAATTACAAACAAGTAAAAGACGCGGCCCAATCCTACGTTGATCGATATGATCAGGAACTGGTCGGCGCGCTGGCGGGCTTCACCAAGGTGGTGGAGTCCAAGATCAATACTGCCCTGAAAACGGGTGAGCAGGCTGTACGTGCTCAGATCTGGCTGGAGCGTGATAAAGAGTACTACGGATTGCCCAGCGACTGGGGCGGCTTCCGCGACGTTGAACTCGTGGAGCGTGGGTCTAACTCAATCAATCAGGGCACCGGCCTTCACCCTATGGGCGGCATGACCCTGATCTACGTTAACCCCGAGCAGATGAACGGAACAAACCGGCGAGAGCGTCAGCGTTACTACACGGTGATTGCCAACCAGATTCAGGTGGCACCGCCTACTGATAACCAAGTGCTGGAGGTGGTCTATTACCAGACCGTACCGCCTCTCAGCAATGATACTGACACCAACTGGCTGACGGAGAAGCATCCAGACGCGTACATCTTCGGACTGTGCGCTGAGATCTGTGCCTTCGCTAAGGACGCCGTTGGGTTTGAACTCTACAAGGTGCGTTTCATGGAGTCGCTCATGGGCATCGCTCAGGACGACCAAGTGACTCGATGGTCTGGCCCCTCACTACGAACTTATACGGACGGACTCATTGTATGACCAATCAAGAATTATTTGAGCGTGCCGTAGCTGGTAACTGGATCGCTGAGAGTTTCGATAGGCCCAACGTCAGTGACGGTGTGGGCAAGTTCTATCTCCAAGGCTCCAGCAAGGGCTACACTAACTTCTCTGACACTATCGATGACGGCTCTGTCGTTTTCTATGCGGCCTTCGATGACGACTGCAACCGTGAGGCTGGCTTCGCCACCTTCAACGCGGCAGACCAATCGCTGACTCCTATCGAGAGCACTGCCACGCTACAGAATGACAAGTACGTAGACGGCGACGTTGCACCAGTGCCATTCCCCAACGGCGGGACGATTACCGGCACCTTCAACGCTGTAGCCTTTAACGCCATCTGGGCGCACATCTGGGACAAGGACAACCCACACGAGGTTGACGCTGGTCAGGTGGAGCAGGACAACGATAACCTGCTAGGCGACAACGTACAGGACGCGCTCGATAACCTGAGCGGCATCATCGCCGAGTGGGACAACGCGATTAAGTCTACCGCACAGAACTACGTGCAGGAGTTACCGCCACCCAACCCTCAGAAGGGTGACATGTGGACTGACGTTGGTGTGACCGGCGAGCAGTACGTATGGGAAGGCGCTTACTGGGTGTCTGTTACCGGCGGCGGACTGGGTGTAGACCTAGACGACCTCGACTCATACTCCAGCAAGATCACAACCGACGTTGTTGACGACGATCAGCTTTACGACATCCCCCTTGAGCGCGTTATCAGTAGCGCGACGGGAGAGGGCAAGTGGGTAGCTGGCGGAGACGGCTCAGGCGCAGTCTTCGTTCCAGAAGCGCCACTCGATGGCCTTCAGTACGGCAGAGAGAACGGAGAGTGGACTGAGGTTGACGCTGGCGGCGTATGGGACTCTGACGGCATCGAGGATGTTGACGGGAATGCCATTGGCCACTACTACCACCTGACTAACTCTGAAAACACAAACATCTTTAAGACGACTATCGGATCTGACGAAGTCGAGATGATGGGCCTCACTAGCATCAGCGCTAGCGGCTACCTAGATCAGGACGGCCAGCCAATCCTAACTGGCTACGCAACTGAGACTTACGTGGACGGCAAAGTCGCCGACATGATTGATAGCACAAAGAAGAACGACGTAGTCGAGGGTACATTCCAAATCGTATGGGATGACTCAGCCGACGAGAACTATCCGTTCAACGGGCGCATTGGTTACAACAAGAACTCAGAAGACCCTAACTCGCTAGACGGCTCTTTCATGTACGTCAGCGGGAATCGCGGCACGTTCAGCATAGGCCGTGACGGCGACGTTGAGTTACATGGCGCTTCCGAGATTCAGGGTATCCCTGATGGGATAACGGGCGACATGCCGTGGATCAGTGGCTTCCAGTCTGTGCAGGCGCTCCAGATCATTGCCGACTCCGTACAGGCGGTAGAATTCGTAGACGCAAACGGCAACAGCATTATTCAGCCAGCGGGAGTAACGAGCGTCAACGCCATGACCGGCAACGTCACGCTTGATTACAGCGATGTCGGTGCGAAGCCGAACTCATACAAGGCACCAGTTGACAGCGTGAACGGCAAGACAGGCGCGGTTGCTCTGACTGCCGCTGATGTGGGCGCACTGGATTCCAGCTACGAGCCGCCTGCACCAGAGACGGCTCAGGGGCTGGAGCGGGATGGTGTTGGTGCGACAGTAGTAGGCGTGTCTGGATTCCAAGGCAACTTCACTAACTTCATGCCAACGAAGAACGGCACCTACAGCATGTTCGGCTGTATAGGTCAGCCCACCACTCAGTGGAGCGTCGTTTACTCGGCCAGCTTCTATAAGGACGGGTCTCCCATGATAGCGGGGGTCGATCTGATCGACACCTTCTCGACAATTAAATCCGCGATCACTGAGGAGACTACTGTCGAAGGACTTCGGACTGCCGTCGTTAGCGGACTCGATCAAGTACTCGCCAAGCTACACGCGCTAGAAGATAAGGCGGTAGAAGAGGGACACAAAATATGAGCAACGAGAGAATCATTCACTGGCCAGGAGGGTGAGCCACAGCCGGGCGATACTCATCGTGAGTACGGCCGGACTTGGGTCTATATCCCCATGCCAGAAGGCTCACCAGAGCCGGGCGTATGGAAATCTATCGGTGGCTCAGGTGGCTCCGGTGGCGGTGGTGGTGGCGGCACTGTCTGGTGGAATGAGATCCAGAACAAGCCGGATGCCTATCCGCCAGAAGATCACATGCACTTCGACTACGAGATCCTTGTCGATACCAACGAGGACGGAGACTACGACGGCGAGAAGAACCTTAACGAAGTCCTGAAGGAGTTTCGTGACAAGGTAGACGCCATGATGGAGCAGATGGTCTTTGGCGGATCGTTTCAGGCTAGCACGGGCACGTTCCTGAAGCTGTCTGACCGAGCCAAGGCTATGGGCTTCGCTGACGGCCAGCCTATTCCGCCTAGCGTCACTGAGGATCAGGATAGACTGTTCTTTATCAGTACCGACGCTGGCACCGTTAATGGTGACCAGTATATGGACGGCGACTGGATGGTCGCGGCTGGTGGCGAGTGGATTCCGATCAACTACGGCAACATTCAGATCATTACGTGGGATGAGATCGGTAACATACCCGATAACATTGTCTACGATGACATTGCTTACAAGCCCGAACTAGAGGGCCAGCCCCTTGCCCGTTATATCGATTTCAACGGTAAGGGCAAGTGGATCGAGGCACCTAGCGGTGGCGATGGCGGTAGCGGCGGAACGCCCGGATTCCACACTCACGGCTTCGATGAGATCATCAACGGGAACGGCGATGACCTTAACGATGTTGTAGGTGACCTTGAGGACTCCATAGCGGCCCTACAGGGCGATTTAATCTTTGCCGGTAGTTACAGTGCTCTACAGGCTAGAATCGTTGTAGCGAGCAGTCAGGGCCAGATGAACGGCTTTGAGGATGGCGCACCACTCCCAGCGGCTGATGGCGACAACAAACGCTACTACGTCATGGTTATTGACGACGGCGGTGTCTTCGAGGAGACGCCAATGTCGAAGGGCGACTGGCTGATCTCTGACGGATTAGGCTGGGTGCCACTTAACTACGTCTCCGGCGGCGGCGACGGGCAGGCACCTGTACTACCCGGTAGCACAACTGGCCGAGTGCTCACGTGGGACGACCAGTCCGACATGTGGACTGAGAATACCGAGTTCACCCTGAGCGACGGCGGCGACATCGACATGGCTGGCGGCATCGAGGCCAAGGGCAATATCAGCATCGCCGAAGACCGTGGTGTCTTTATCGGTGACGGTAGCGGCCTGTACAACCTCCCCGGCATGGAAGACGCAGAGCCACCTGTCACGTCGGTGAACGATAAGACCGGCGAGGTGGTACTGAACGCGGCTGACGTTGGCGCTTCACCTGCTAACCACTTGCACGAGGGCGTTTACCAGCCAGTGGGCGACTACGCCCTGACCAGCCACAATCACAATGGGGTCTATCAGCCAGTAGGCGACTATCTCACTACCAGCTTCAGAGAGACTGACCCCACCGTACCTGATCACGTAAAGAACATTACGACGACGCAGGTGTCCAACTGGAACACGGCATTTGGCTGGGGTAACCACGCGTCACAGAACTACGCGAAGAAGACTGACATACCGACTGTCAGCTACCCGGTTAGCAGTGTTAACGGCAAGACCGGCGCAGTCACACTCAGCGCTGGTGACGTAGGCGCGGCGACCTCTAACCACAGTCACACTGAGTACGCCCCTTCTAGCCACAGTCATAACTACGCGGCGACCAACCATAACCACTCTGGCGTCTACGCACCAGTAAGTCACTCGCACGCATACGTTCCCACGTCAGGCAACTCGACGATCTCCGGAACGCTGACCGCTACCGACTTCGTTGCGTCGTCTGATGCTAACAAGAAGAAGAACGTGGTCACCGCCCCTCTCGGCTTCATCGATGAGTTACGCGGCGTTGAGTTCGAGTGGAAGGATGGTGGCGGAATGTCCAGCGGCGTCATCGCGCAAGAGGTTCAAGAGGTACTGCCTCACCTTGTGCACGAGGACGTAGGTGGATCGCTGTCAGTGTCCTATATGGGCCTCATTGGATACCTGATTGAGGAGGTCAAAGACCTCCGTAAACAGATCGAGGAGATGAAGTAATGACGCTTCCCAGTAGAGTACCGATTACCCAGAATCAGGTTATCAACGAGTTTACGTCTATCAGCGGTAAGAACCTGAAGGCGTATTACGGCGCGGCGCCCTGGAGTGCCAGCGTCGGGCAACCTGAAGCTGACTGACTTCCTCGGCAAGTCTAACGACTCGCCTATCGAGTCAACGTGCGCGGGCGGTGCTTTCACTACTTCCGGTGGCGTAAAGACTTGCACGATCACTAACACGAACGCGACAGGAACCCTGACGGTCACTAAGATTGCACAGGGTAGCTATGCGAACTGGGTTAAATACGTCGGCGTCGGCGCTGGTGGGGGAGGCGGCGGTGGCGGCCCTCAGCACCAAACTGAGTCAAACGGCTCTAGATCCGGCGGTGGTGGCGGTGGTGGTGGAGCGTTATTTGCTCAGAAAACACCTACTAACGGCATGACCTTCACAGGCAAGCCCGGTAAGGCAATGGGCCAAGTCGCTAGCGGAGCCAAGGGTGTCAACGGACAGCCGACCGCTCTGGGTGGCACTGGCATACCATCTGCGAACGCGGCAGGCGGCGGTGGTGGTGGAGCGTATTCTTCCAAGGGTGCCTCGGCCAGTACGGCGTCTGGAGTTGCTGGTGGATCCGGTGGTGGTGCTGGTGGTAAGTACGGCGCTTCTGCATCGTCAGGCGGAGTTGGCAACCCCGGCAACAATGGGGGTGGCGGTGGTTCCGGTGGTGCAGGCGGTGGTGGATCGATGGGTGCCGCCGGTACTGGATTTAAGTACGGATCTTCTGACCAGACTCGCGGTGGCGGAAAAGGCGGTAACGCAAAGACTTATTACACATACGGCGCTATCGGCGGCGGGGGCGGAGGAGCGTCGGCTGGTGACCAGTCTGGCGGTGCGAAAGGCTCTCCTGACGGAGGTGTTGGCGGAGTTTGTGTCCGAGGGGCGGCTAAAGCTACAGCGGCTTCAGGAAATGGTGGTGGTGGCGGTGGTGGCGGTGCCCAAGGTGGCGGTGCTACAGGCGAGCCGGGCCGTACTGGTACTCCCGGTATTGTCAAAATTGGTCATCCAATTTAAGGACGAAGGAATAGACATGGAAAAGGTTAAAGTTAGTTACGAGATCTTAGACTATCAGCCAGACGCTGAGTGGATCGCCGTGAAGTTCGATAGACCCGGACAGGAGCCTTGGATCGAGCAGTTCTCGTTCCCAGACTTCAGCAAGGAAAAGCTACTGGATCAGTTCGGCGCTATTGCGTGCCGACTGGCTGGCGCATGGTCGCGAATCCCTGACCACCCAAAAGAGTTGTCGATACCTAGCAAGGGAAACCTAGAGGTAGACCCAGAACTCTATATGCCCTACGAGCCTAACATCCAGCCAGACCCAGAGCCTGAGTGGGATCAGTGGACTCAGGACTGCCTATTGGGCGACATTACCAGCCCACTACAGGAAAGCATTCCGTGGGTCGTTGTTGACCTAACAGAGGAAGAGATAGCAGAGCGTTTAGCGGGGGCGGCACAACAGGCCCGTGCGGATCGTAATTTCGAGTTGGCTATGACTGACGGAATCGTCTGTGCACCTGACAGTACTGTCGAGGACAAAGCGCCTTGGCTTGAGTACCGACAGGCTCTGCGTGACGTTACCAACCAGCCTAACTTCCCGAAAGAGATCCACTGGCCAACTAGCCCGAACTATAAAGGATGAGCATCATCAAGCGCCTACCGGCGACTATGCAAGAGATACGCTTCAACTACAAAGGTAGTGAGGGCGAGATCAAGGCTAGCGACCGATACGCACGTGACATGCGACAGCTTCATCGAGAGGACTGGGATCTCGAAGGCTACGATGGCATGGCCTACGGCCTCCAGTACAAGCTGGATGACTACGGCTGGGGTAAGCACGGTGACGTTTACAAGCTGAGTAAGGAGCACAGCGACAAGCGTGCTGACGGCGCTATCTCGAACCTGCTAGATAACGACGTTGACTGGGACAGTGACGGCCAGAGAGGTAAGTACTACTGGCTGTGGATTGACCAGACCAGTCGTGATCGATCACCCGGTGCCATTGCAGTTAACGGGTGGTGGTACGCAGACGAACTTGGCAAATACAAAGTCAAGATGAAGCTAGAGACTGTCGATGACTGGGAACCAGGACGCGATGATCTATCGGCGCAGTCCTCGGCTACAGGCGAGGCTATCTGGACGGAACGCGCTACGACTACAAGCTGAACGGTGTAGGAGAGCGTCGCAGAGAAAATACAATTTACGAGTACGAAGACATTATCGATGTGAAGGCTGACTACAGGCACATCGTGATGAACTTCACATTGTTTCAGCCGGGTGGGTATGGCCGCAACGCCTATTCCCACGCACGAGTTCACAACGTAACGGTAGAGAAAATCTGATGAGAACTTTCGCAGTCATGTACAAGCCACCTTTCACTCACCCACGAGTCAAGAAGTTTCAGGCTCGTAGTTTTAAGGATGCACTGGCCAAGGCCGCTAAGAATATTGACGAAGAGTTTGATCCAACGAAGGCACCAGTGATGCTGGTTGATTTCTCAGAGGAGCGAGCAGAGATGGTAGCCGACAGAGGGAACGGAAGAATGAGAATTCTAGAAGATGAAAACTACGGAGAGATGACGGACTTCACAAGGAGAGTGTTATGAAAGGTTTAGTAATTGGATTGGCGTTGTTGAGTTTTTTGGGTTGCGCGTCAGCGGATCAGAAAATGCAGAGCAAGGCCAACTACAGGGACGCCCAAGTAGAGGCTATCAAAGTACAGTCAGAGATGAGGGTTAACCAAGCACACGCCGAGGCTCTAGAGAAGAAGGCAATGTGGGAAGCGCTAGCGTCTGTTGCTAAAGCCAATCCCGAGGCGGCATCTAACGTCGCAATCGTTGCGGCTGTTGCGGCGGCACGTGAGGGTGGCGATGGTACTCAGCAGGCTACGGGCATGGCCCTGATCAAGACCGAGCGTGACGTTACTGCACTCGACTGGGCCAAGGTTATGACGGCTCCGGTACTGGGCACACTGACTCAGGTAGGCATCGCGGCTGTTAACAGCGACCTCCAGAAAGAGATCAGCAGGAACAACCGTGACGTTAACATGAAGCAGGAAGAGAACCGTGGGAAGATCTTCGACGTGATCCCATCAATCGCTGGCGCGGCTGGTAGCACTATCACGATGACTGACAGCACCTACGTCGGCAACGACTTCAATAACGATGAGCGCGTTAACTACGTGATCGGTGATCCGGCTGAGGCTGATGACCTGATCGACACGGTTATCGATGAGACATCTAGCTTTGGGATAGTGGACGATGAGATTGTTGACGACACTACTGACGATACTACGGACGATACTACGGACTCTGTTGACGGCAGTGATGTTGACGACTCTGGTGACGATACTACTGACGACACTACTGACGGTGGCGACGATGCAGTGGATTGCTCCTCTCCTCAGTTTAGTCCAGCACCGCCCGAGTGCGATGAGTCATGATGGGTGAAGTACTTTTCGGTGGCCTCGTATACGCTCTCAAGGGCACGAGGCCATTCGTTGAACGTGGCTGGGTGAAGAAGTGCACAGTCAAAACTGATTGGAAAGTAGTGCCGCGCAATAGCGTGGGCACGAGGGAGTGTGGCGACATACTCCTGCAACTGGAGAAGTGCAATGGGAATTGAGACTGGTCAATATGTTACGGATCTAGATGAGGCATGGCCAACGGCTAATGACTCGATCTCGATGGGCGATGACCACTTGAGATTGATTAAGACGGTGCTAAAGAATACGTTCCCAGAGGCCAAAGGGCCGCAGGCACCCAACTACTACCCCGAACTGGCTCAAGGCTCCATCATCCACAACGTGGCTGGTAAGTGGGCCGAGACCGAGAACGTAAAGATCGACACGTCTGGCAATATCACCTGCGCGAACCTTACGGCAAGCGGCAACGTGGTCAGCCAGTCGGATGAGAGACTGAAGCATAAGACGGCAGTCATTACCGACGCCCTCGACAAGGTCAAGACTCTCGACACGTTCACGTATGTCCCTAACGAGGAAGGCGTGCAGTGTGGGATGCCTTACATGGAAATGGCGGGCGTCTCAGCACAGCAAGTTCAGGCGGTATTCCCGCAGGCGGTACAGCAGACAGAGAACGGATACCTAGCCGTGGATTACTCACGGCTCTGCGTTATTCTACTGGAGGCTGTTAAGGAACTTTCGTATAAGGTGGAGAACCAAGCGTAATGCTTATCAATGTACGCGGCATAGGTGAAGTCGGGGTCATATCTGATGTGGCTCCGTGGGATCTGCCGCCCAACGCTCTGACAGACGGACGCAACTTCCGAGTTGTGTCTGGCAAGATTCAGGCATCAGGTGGATCGCAGATCGTCAACACTGCCGGATCGGCTAGCGGCGACATTGGCCACATCATGCAGAGCAATGACTTCGAGGGTAACAGCACGTGGCTTGTATGCACTGACAGCACCATCGAGAGTTACTTCGATCAGAAGTTCCACACGGTACTGCGACTCGATAGCGAAGTAGATGAGCACGCGTGGACTAGCTGTCAGATCGGTCAGGTCACCTTCATCAATAACGCGTCGGTTAATCCGGTCTACTTTACTGACTGGGACGCCAACGCTGAGGTGGCCATCAAGCTACCTTGGGTATTCGGCGGAGACCTCTGGGAAGACCGAGGCGTCTACGCTCGCATAATGCAGTCGCACAAGAACTTCGTTTTTGCTTTAGGCATGACTGAGCCAGATCCCGTGACGGGTGCCTCTACCTACTACGAGGACAGAGTCCGGTGGTCGCACCCTTGCGAGCCTAACGGCGTGCCCTACACGTGGGAAGGGCCGGACGTTGATCCGTCCAGCCTAGCCGGGTTACCTGACACTCGGTCGCGGCGGCAAGATCGTCGGGGCGGAGAGCCTGCGTGACAGCTTCGTTATCTACAGCGAGAAGGCACTAAACGTGCTCGGACTTTACAGGTGATGCCCTCGTATGGCGCAGAAGGACTGTCTCACAGAACGCTGGCCTGATCGGTCGGGACGCACTGGTCGAGGTATCGGGCCGCCACTACTTCATATCGAATGAAGATATCCTAGTGTTCGACGGTAACCAAGCCCAGAGCCTGCTCCACAATCGACTACGCAAGCGATTCGCTAGCACGCTGAACGAGGACGCACGTCACACGTCGTTCGCGGCACACAACAAGATGATGGGCGAGGTCTGGTTCTGCGTACCCGAGGAAGGCTACGACGAACCTAACATGGCTTACGTCTTCAACTACCGAGATGACACGTGGTCGCTGAGAGACCTCAGCACTGAGCGCACGTTCTCACACGCCTGCTACGGCAACCAGCCCACAGTTATTAGTGCGTGGGATGACTGGGAGGGCGTCTGGGCTAACGAGCGTACTACATGGGCGACCGCTAACAGGCAGGCGTTCGATGGCGTTATGATCGGATCATCCGGCCCTGACGTTTACAACATCGACACGCAGAACCCGCACGAAGAAGGTCTCACTACTTTTATCGAGCGGACTCACCTACCGATAGTCGGCCACGATGACGTGAGCACTATCACGCGCCTGTACCCACAGATCGAGGGCAAGACCCCGATCAAGATGTCTGTCGGCTCACACCACTACGCTGGTGACGCCGCTAGATGGGCAGGCGACAAAAGAGACTTCAGTCCGGCAACGCAACGCAAGATCGATGTCAGGACTACGGGTGAACTTCACTCGTGGCGTGCTGAAGGGCCAGCTAACGGAAACTTCAACATCAGCGGTGTGGATGTGGAGTGGTCACCGAGTGGAACGCGATGACTTATAGAGCAGAGCCAGTACCAGAGGAGACGGATGAGATTCTCGCTGAGTATCTCGACCGTCAGTTCTTCGGAATTGATTCGCACCTGTCGCGTTTCATCGCACCCGTTATCGGCGACATGCCGCTACGTCGGGAAATCGGAGCAATAGTTTATGTCCGTGAGAAAGGATTTTACGGATGCGTTGAGGATCAAGGAGAGATCGTATGGAAGAAGTTAACGCTGACTTAATTATCTACCCACGGGTAGCGAACATTAGACAGGAGTGGCACTGGGTCAAGCCAGCAATCGAAGAGATTCTGCATCTCGACCCTCACCTCACCTACAGGCCGGAAGACGTTTACCACAGTGTACTATCAGGCGAGAGCCAACTGTGGGTGCATCCTAACTTCTTCAACGTAGCCACCATTGAGACGGATGATTTTACTGGCGACACTGTATTCCTACTGTGGCTCTCATGGGCCAAGGAGCGCGGAGGAGCGAACGCTGTGACGTTCGCGGACTTCTACGAGAAGGTAGCCAGACAGCTTAACTGCTCACGAATTGAAACAAAGTCATGCCAGATGCCCGCTGTGGAGTATGCAGTTAGCAAGGTGGGATGGGAGATAACCGAAATTACTTTTGGAAAAGACCTACGGAGTTAACTCATGGGAAGCAAGAACAAAAGCAAGCAACAGAATAACAGCCAGCAGGCTTCTACAAATCAGAACGTGAGTTCTGGTATGGGAGTTAACTTTGGCGTTAATCAGTCCGGCCAACAGTCGAACTCTGGTAGCAGTAACTTCAGCCAGAGTTCACAGGACGTATGGGGAGCGCAATCGCCTCACCTAGAGAACGTCTACGGCTCTGCTACTGACCAGTACGGTCAGGCCATTGACTCGATCAACGGTATGCAACCTGAAGTGCAGGGTCAGGTATCCGGCGCATTCGATCAGGCGCAGGGCGGCTATGGCAACCAGATGAATGGTGGCTACGCCCAACAGCTACAGGGTCAGGTCGGCCCTAACAGTTACGTGAACGCCCTGAAGGGCGACATGATGAACGACGCAAACATGATTAAGCAACAGAACCTCGGAGGTCTGGACGCCAGAGCGGCGGCATCAGGCATGTCGGGTTCGTCTGGGTATCACAACTCTGCAAACCAGATGGCTAATAATGTTGACAAGGCTACGTTGCAGGGCATGAACAACCTAGGGTTCCAAGCCCACAACCAGGGCGTGCAGAACCAGATGAACCTTGCCGGGATGATGGATCAGAACCAGCAGTTCGGCGTAGGTAATATGCAGAACATGCAACAGGGCGCGATGAACCAGTTCAACCCAGCGATGGCAGGGCTGAACGCTACAGGCGCTTACGGACAGATCATAGGTGGCCCTACCACGCTGACCCAGTCGGCTGGCGGTGGCTCAAGCAGTTCAAACAGTTCTGGCTTCAGCAACGGCATGAACGTCGGCATGAACACTTCGCAGAGCGGTGGCTTCGGCAACTCGGCTGGCGGGTCTTCAGGCTCAGGCTCATCGAGCGGCTGGTCGTTTGATCCCGGTGGCGCAATGACCGGCATGGGCGGAATCATGGCGGCATCTGATATCCGACTGAAGGAGAACATCAAGCACGTAGAGCAGGTAGACGGCGTCAACCTGTACACATGGGATTGGAAAGATGACGCACCTGTCACATCCGACATGAACTACGGAGTAATTGCACAGGACGTGGTTAACAGCCACCCAAGCGCAGTATCAACTGGTGACCACGGATACATGATGGTCGATTACAGCAAGTTAGGCAGGGCCGGTGAACTGGCTGTTGCACGGATGGGAGTTCAATCATGAGTGGAAGAAGCAGAAGCGGTGGCAGTTCATCTGGCGGAACCGCTAGCGGCAACATGGCTAACGCACAGTCACAGGTCGGGCAGGCTACGCAGAAGGGCACTAACGACTGGCTATCAAACCTAATGGGCAACCAGTCATCAATGATAGGTCAGGTGCTAGGCCCGTTGATTCAGGGTGGCCAAGAGATGATGGCCAGCAACCCAGGCATGAAGAACTTCATGGCCGACACGGGACAGAAGGCTCAGGAGTTGGGTCAGGCTGACTGGCTACAGAACTTTGCCGAGGCGGCTAAGGGATGGGCACCTACACCACAACAGCCACAGGCACAGGCGGGACAGCAGACACCTTTCTACTTCAAGGGTCTCGATGAAGGCCAGCAGGCTAAATACAACCAGTACCTAAATCATCAGGCGAAGTACGGGAGATAAGCATGTCACTTATGGACTACGCAAGTGAGGCTGACGCCTACAAGCGTTTGCTTCAGACGCCAGAGATTGGCGTCACAGAGGCGCACTACAATGCTCCCGCACAGGCACCGGCACAGGCACCCACGTCGTTAGCGGCTTCACAGGCGCAAGCGGTACAGCAGGATAGCCTTCTGGAAATGCCACAGTCTCCGCTTGAGCAGGTGGTGGAGAAGAACGGCAAGGCTAAGACACTCGGCAAGATGGCGCTCACGGCGCTGTCCGGCGGACTGCTGGCTCCCGTTCTGATGCCCGAACTCATGGGCGCTGGCAAGAAGTACGAAGCCGAGATGGAAGCCTACAAGAAAGAGAAGACCACGGCTAACTTGGCGGAGCGGATCTCTCAGATCGACTTCGACAATATCCAGCCGGAGGACGTTCCGTACCTTGAGTTGGCTAGTGGCAGTCTCGGTGAGTTCGGTACTGACATGCTCGCATCTCAAATGGTGGGCATAGGCGGTGACGAAAAGATTGCTGAAGCATATGGCTACACCCCATACCAGTGGTCACAGTTAAGCCCAGAGAAGAAGCGTGACCTGAGCGACAGGTACTTGGATCAGACCGGCGGCGAAGGAGCCTTCGACTACCGACAGCGTGCAGAGGGTAAATCGCCTGAGCAGTTGCAGGAGCAGAAGTCTGCCGAATTGTTTGGCTCGGCTGAGGGTCAGCAGTACGGAGATGATCGAAAGATTATCACTGGTGTGCGCGGTCAGGTTCAGGCATACGACCAAGGACTCGAATCTCTCGGCGGCATTAAGACGATGCTCGAAGATCCAGAGAATAGCGACGCGACTGGCTGGCCTCGAATCATTCGTGACGCTATCAACACGAACACGAAGGAAGACGGCTCGATGGATGCAGAGATGGCGGCAGGCGTTGTCGATCTGATCTCTCAGGCTACCTTCGGGGCGCTGTCACAGAGTGAGTTGGACTTGCTGAAAGGCGGCTTAATGGATCCGACCAAGTCTAAGGAATATAACCTCGGCACTATCAAGACTGCCATGAAGCGTATCGAGAACGATAGGGCGCTCGCCCTTGAGTCGGCTCAGGGCGCGGCGGATAGGTATAAAGGCTGGGAGGGTCAGAAAGACTACGACACTTTATTCAAAAACGACTGGCTGTACAACAACGTCGGCGAGGGTAGCAGGATGCCATCCATCCCTGCCTACGGTAACAAGGAAGAGATCAGCTTCAAGGACTACACGGAGTTCGCGCAATCACAGCGTGGCCCTTTCGATGAACCACTGACTCGCGATGAACTGGTAATGGGATTCGCTGAGTTGAGGGAGCAGTCAGAGGGTGAATACAACGCCATGATGGAGAAGCAGAAAGCAGACGCAGAGGCGGCAAAGCGAGCGAGGCTCGGCCTTGATCGACCGTGGCCGACAGTGGCTGGACAGGAGTAGATATGGATATCCACGAATGGAAAAGACAACAGAAGGAAGCTAAGGCGGCAGAGGAATCTGCGGCACGGGCGGCTAGTGCGGCTCAGGCGACTCCTCCCTCAGAAGTTGAGAAGACCTTCTCTGGCTTTATGAGCAACCTTGGAACCGACGCTATCAGTATCGGCAAGGGACTTGCCTACCCGTTCCAAGAGCCGGAAGAGTTCTTTGGCGGAATGAAGAGCCTTGTTGTTAACGAGGAAGGCGACTGGGACGCTGGCGGTCTAGTGGACGCTGGCGGTGCTGTCGTTGATCGCTACAAGGAGATCATATCAGACCCGTCTCAGTCACTGTATGACCAGCCCCTATCGACAGCGATGGACATTGCGTCTCTGGCCTTTCCGGTCAGGGGCGCGGCCAAGCTATTGCCTGACGGGTCTATGGCGCAGAAGGTGACCGAGGGCGCGGCTAACGTCGTCCAGAATATGGATCCAGTCTCTATGGCCACTACAGGCGTTGCAGGACTGAACGCACTGGCGACCAATCCTCAGAAGCTGACAGAGAGCGTCATCAAGCCATCCAATGGCAGGACTAACCGAGAGTCAGATCCCGGCTATCGGCAGGAGACTATGACCTCCGCGCTGGATCGAGAGATCACTCCGAACAAGCAGGGCATGGCTAGGCTGGATGATCAGATCCAAACAACTGGCGCACAGATAGATGAGTTGCTCATTAACTCGCCTGTGATCATCAACATGCCAAAACTTGTAAACGGGTTCGAGGACTGGGCGAAGGCTCAGGTCTCTCAGACGGACAACAATTACGCGGCGATCAGATCAAAGGTCGAGGCTAAGTCTGCTCAGATAAAGTCGCAGTACGGCACCACGCCTGACGGCGACTCCATCGTCGGCATTAACGGCGAAGGTCTACGCAAGATGCGTCAGTCCGCTGACGGTGACGTGAACCACAATCGTGTGAGCCAGCAGAACGACTCCGCTCAGGTCGCGGTAGACAAACTGTATGCAAACTATCTGCGCGAACAGCTTTCGACCCAGATAGACGGCGTCGGCGCATTGAACGCTGAGATGCACACGCTACTCAAGATCGACGACATGTACGGCCCAGCCTATAACAGGCTGAACCAGAACAACCCAGTAGGACTCGGGACTGTTGCTGGCATGGCCACAGGCGCACCTGCTATCAGCTACGGCCTACAGGCTGGTGAGCCACTGGTTGCGGCTGGTGGTGCGGCGGCGATGTTTGGCCCACTGCTGAACAACCCGACAGTCCGTGGAGCGATGGCAGGCTCTGCACACAGGTCACGACGCGCTGGTGGTGGTAACAACCCCGTATCAGGTCTGTTCGGCGCGGCGGCACGTGATCGCAACAACGTACCCTTCTACCTCCGACAGGGCGGCAACGCACTGGAAGGACTCTTCTCCGAGGTACAATCGCAAGAGGAGGAGCGGTAATGGCTAGCCCTTTAGGTTTATTCACGAAGGAGATGCTAGAGAAGCTGGCCAAGAAGAGTGGCGACACTCAGGTCGCGACGACTGGCGGTAGCTATAAGAAGGCCGGTGACATTCTAGAGAGGGAGGGCATCTTCGGTAACGTGCTCGACTACGGCGCTGGTCGTGGGCACGGCACCGAGTTCCTACCCGGTAACGCGAAGTCATACGAGCCGAACCCGAAGCCCGGATACTCTCCCGACTTCACCGAGTCACCCGATGAGATGTACGACGGGATCGCAAACCTTAACGTGCTGAACGTCGTGCCGGAACCAATGCGGCAGGAGATCGCTGGCGACATCCTCGGCAAGCTGAACAAGGATGGCGTAGCGGCAATAGGTGCCCGTTCATACGGCGACGTGATGAGCGCAAAGAGTCCACAGTTGCTGGACGACGGCGGCATCATGACGCAGAAGGGTACGTACCAGTACGGCTTTGGTGGTGAGAACGAGGGGTTGGTTGATTACCTGAAGCGACAGGCCGATGAGTTCCCTGATCGTGAATACGAGATCACGAAGGAGCCGCTCGCGGCTACTGGGGCAATGGTCAAGAGGACGAAGGGATTGATCGCGCCTATGGCGGCGGCAGGACTTGCGGCTGGTCAGTCAGAAGAGTCTGAGGCTGGCCCAGCGCTCGCTCTGGCGAAGGGAATTGATCTGGATAGGCTGGTAAGCGCATGGCAGAAAAAGGTCTCCAGAGAGCCTGACATCGCTCCTGAGACGCATCTACAGAATATCATGCACGACAAGGACTTCGTTAACTACAACGACTGGTCTACGTTTGCTCGGAAGCAGGACGGCGGCAAGAACGGTGAGACCTACTTCAACGGTCTGAAGCCAATGCTGATGGACATCTCGAAGCACTCGAAGGTGGGCAAGGACAAGCGCCTGATGATGGGCCTGACCAAGTACGCGAAGACTCGTTTCGCTGATCGCAAGGCTCAGGGATTCCAGAAGGGCGCGGCTGATCCCATGTCACTGCTACCCGTTGCCGGTATAGGCGCGGCGGCGGCAAGTCTGGCGGCACCCCACATCAAGGACTCTGGAATGATCAGCGCCCCACGGAGTGACGGCCTAGCCGAGTTCACGCAGGGCGCACGCAACCTACAGAGAGACCTCAAAGGCAGTCCCATGAGTTTACTCTTCCCTGACGGGATCGTTAACTACCTTGAGACTACTAACCGACGAACCGAAGACCCGAACGCTAAGACGCGTCTGGGCGCACTAATGGACTTCTTATAATGTTAGCGAGAGCAAAACTAGCGAACAGGACAGCGCCCACTCTTCAGGACGAAAGCATCTCGGAAACTATCGAGAGCGGAATGAAGAAGGGTCTCATGGCGGCTGGCTTCGATGAGGATACCGCTACCAGTGCGGCACCTTGGCTATCGATACTCCCTGAGTTCCTACCTGGAGTCGGTGGCGCTGTCGGTGCTGACAACACGCGTAAGCACATGGCCGATGGTAACTATGGCATGGCCGCGCTTGAGGGTGGCCTGACGGTCGCTGGTGAGGCGTTCCCTGTCCTAGGTGACCTAGCGAAGTGGGCGATACTCGCACCCGCGCTAGCGAAGAAGACGAAGGTTCCCGAGGTGCGTCGCAGTACCGAGGCAGAGAGACTACAAGGCCCGCGCAGTAAGGCGACCGGCGAGTACACCACCATGCCGAAGGGCAGGCGTGAGGCTATGGTAGGAACGTCCCCAGGCAAGACTAGGGAGGCACTCGCTAGGGCCGGTGACTACGAAACTGTCATGACCGATACCTACGACATCAATAAGCTACCGACCCTGTCTACGAAGGATATGGAGGGCGCGGCAATCATCCCACTGCGAGGTGATCCCACTGCGGCGGGCACGCTAAGTCAGATGTCGGGCGTACCTATCAGGCCGCTGAAGCTACAGAGCGGTGCACACTATCCTCTGGCTTCTGCCGCAGAGCGCGGCGGGAAGGATAACGCGGCGTGGGAATCTACGTTCAAGATCGCAAACCCATACCAGCAGAAAGTGGTAGATGTCGCTGAAGCGAACAAGTCAGATAATATCTGGGGCGCTTACGACATGATGGACATGGGTTCTTCTAACTTCTCTACGATGCCGGTAGAGGCGGCTCTGAGGGAGATGGAGACTATGGTGGAGGCTGGGGCTAAGTACCCCAAGAAGATGGTCAAGCAGATTGATGACCATGTGAGGAGCGTCAACAAGGGTAAGTTCAAGGACTTCCCAGGCATGAATCACCCAGACGCTGAGGCTTACCTAGCGCGACCTGGTTATCAGGACGCACGCAAGGCTATCACCAACAAGATGTCTGGAGAGGAATTCAAGGACGCGGGCTTCCCGAACATGCACCAGATCTATCGAGACATAGCCATCCCAGAGTTGCACGGCAACGCTATGGGGACTAACGGACAGATGCTGGTGAAGCTGAACCCGAACGCGGCCATTGACGACCTGTCTGACCACAGGTCATACGGCTGGCGTATTCCTATAGCGAGAGGGCATAACGTGATCGGCAAGTTTGGTAGGCCGATAGAGCACGAGGAACTGTACACTGGCGCTCATAGAGATATGAAGGGGATGTTGACCGACCCTGATGGGAAGGCGGCTCAAAGACCGATGAGCCGAACGGAGAAGATGAACACCACGGCGTGGACTAAGCCTGGTGGTGATAAGACTGACGGCTTCCAGAAGGTGACTGATAAGACCTTGCAGAGCCTGCTCGACATGGGATTCCTTTTCGACTGAACCCATAAATAGCCCCCTACTCTCACGGCCACGTCCTTGTGGCACACGCAAATACTGGCGTCCAAGCTGTATACACGGTGATTTCGGGGGAGGTACTCAGGGCGCTCTATGCGCCTTTAGAGGCCGATTCGCTGTACCTATAGTAGACGTGCGGGTTACCCCTATCGTCTCTCACAGCGGCTCTCAGGCTCTCACAGGGCACTACAGACGCGACTTAGATCTAGTATGCTGTAGATGCAGACAAAACTTACTACTGCTCCGATCAGGATCAACCCGACCGTGTTCAATGGACGCCACACGCGCTGGCTTTTCATAAATCCTCCTTTGTTTTCATGTTAGGTTCCTGTCTCTAGTTTGATCTCGTGCTTGTCTCCGGTCTGAGCAATATCGATGCAATTGCCTGTCGTCCCGTTGGCTCCGAGTATGACGCCCTGCTTGTTTGGCATCTGCGTGACCGTGATCCCGTTGACCGTGCATGTCTCCGCGTAACCTTGGTCTTTGCATACTAGGTTTAGCGGTAGGCACGGGGTGTGAACTCTCGCAATCTCTCCGCAGAGAGATACCGATGGTGGTGTGTCACATTGGTAATCGACACAACTGTCATTGAAGCAAAGCGTGAAGGGTAGTACTGGAGACTGCAAAGCAATCCCCAGTACCACTGCGGCAACGTCAGACATTAGAACGGAAGGTCTTCATCTGCCGCCGCTGGTGCAGGCGCTGGTGCCGCCCGTGCTGGTGCCTGACCCTGACGATCCTCATCGAGGTCATACAGGTTGAGCCACCCACTGAACTCTGGGCCTACTGGCATCGAGTCCACCTTGATCGACACGCTCTTGTCTTCGCGTATGAACGCTCGACCGACTGTCACGTACCGATTCTTTTCCTGACCATTCGCGTCAGTATACTTTCCTACCGTAGCTACTACCTTTTTAAATTGCTTCATTTATGCGGCACTCCTTGCCTGTTTAACAAAAGTTTTCTCGGCGTCAGTTAGACGACCGAACACTGCCTTCCTCTCGTAAGAGGTTAGTTCACCGATGGTCTCTTGCAGGAGCGAGAGACTGTCTTGCTGGTGTGCGTCCGTGATACTGGCACTCACCTCATCCAAAAACGTATTGGCCGTGGACAGCAACTGACGCCATTCGTTTTTAAATGCAGTTTTGCGACCGGGCGGGGCATCATTAAAGATGTCCACTCGCTCGACTTCACCCAGCGTGACGTGCACGAACTCGTGAAAGCCACTAGCGTCCTGCGCGGCGATCAGTTGCTCCGCCTTGCTGAAGCTAGACTCAGCTACCACGTGCTTGAGGTCTCCCAGGTACAAACCCATACCAATGCCGTGCATGGCAATCGTCTTCACCAGGCACCGCATGGTATTGTCTGACACCAATCGGCTATCTGGATTGCTGACTGCTTTATTTCGATGATCCATGACCGGCAGTTGCATCTCGTGGGTGATGTCTCCCACCGTGACTCCGGTCTTGACCATCATCGTCCCGTCAGGGAACGTCATTGGCTCGGTGAAGTAGTACGTGCTGTTCGGATACTCCTCGAACAACGCGTTGAACGCGTAAGCCCAACTCAGATACGACAGGCCACCTTTCTGCTCTACTCCTGCGCTAACGTCCTTGCGCGACAACTTGATGTAGCGATTAACCTTATCCATTTAACCTCCCTGTTCGAGTTCATATATGAGGCGCGATAAATAGAACTGCGCCTTCTTGCAGTCTTCCAATTCCGCGCCCTTAAATTGGTGGCGGTGCATATATTTGTAGACCTGGCCTCGCAAATAATCGTTAACGCCCGAGCCTAGCATCATGTGAATATAATCGATGCACTCGACTTCCGACGTGGTGTAGTGGCGTGGCCTGTTGACCGCGTCCCACTCTTCCGGCGTGGCGTCGTTGAGCCTGACTGATGAAACGTCCCTGATGCTCATACGGCCACCTCGAACAAGTCGTTGTCCTGCTCGACCTCGTAGCCGTCAGCGAAGAAGGTGATCACCGTGAAGTGGCGACCCTCTGGCTCATCGTCATCGACCATCATTGCGTCACAGTAACCAGCGTCCAGCGCTGACTGCTTGTTGTTGAAATACAGCGTCGCGTTATATCTCACATTAAATCCTCCGCTCTATTGATAAGTTCGTGACTCGCGTCGAGTAGTGCCTCCCATTTTTCGACGAAGTCCTGACAAGGAAGGCCGTGATCCTCAGCGAGCGATACGATTGAACTGATCGGTATCTCTTCTACACGAGAAACGTCGTTCACTATCGACCACATGTCACGGTTGCGATCTTCCATAACCCATTCTTTTTCCATACAAACCTCCATGCCTGCAATTAGTTAGCGCGCGTTACCATTCATCAAATACAGCGATTTCTGAGGCACGAAAAAGGCCGGTCGGGGTAGGTCACTCCGCCAGAATTCTTCCTGCTTCGCCTCTCTGGCGAACATGCCGCCGTGTATTTGGTAGTTGCCGTTGATCCCCGTAACGAGGTAGAAGAACCTGTCGTCGGGGTCTGACTTGTGAATGATGAGGCAACCGTTCCGGTACTCAGTGCTACGCACGTCTACGTCATCAACGTCTACGTCACCTCTCTCCCCCTTGCCGCTCCAATAGCGGTTCAGGTGTTTAGCGACGGCCTGCTCCTTGAGCACGCCTTCGATGTGAAGTTGCCAGTCTTTGGCGTTGGTCTCTAATCCATGAGTCGGCTTCGATCCGTTGGTCTTTAGATTCTCGATCTGCCGCATGGCACCCGCCTGTGCCCCGAGGAGCATCTCGGCGGGCGTCAGCCGGACTTCAACCATACTTGTCTTGCAGGTAGGCGTAGGACACTGGCATGTAATCGAACTCCCCGGCCTTGCAATCGTGAAGCATCCAGATGCCCGACCACGTTGTATCCGTCCCGGTCTGGCTGGTTAAGTACGATTCCTGGTGGGAGTAGAATATTCCTGCCATGAGTCCAATTCTACGTCGGCCTAGCACGTCGCTGGTCTCCGCTATGTCGCGAGTCTGTACGTGACCCTGAACGAACGACTGGTGTCGCTTCGTCAGTCCAGCACGGGCGCTTGAAATACTGCGTCCCATGACCCCGGAAGTTACGTAATGAACGAATGCTATGCCCTCAATCTCGCATGGCGCCAGGAACGGGAACACCTCCCAGCCTGACCGTTCATAGTCGAGCATGTCTAAGCTGATAACGTCTTCCCATGCCGCGTCAGAATTCACAAAACGTGTCACGCGGTCTTCGTGGTTTCCTAGCGTGATCACCCTCCGAGGATTCCAGGCTTTTCGCTTCCCCTTCTTTAGTCGCGCTATCTCCTTATCGATTGGCGCATTCAGTCTGGCCCACGCGTTATTGGCACTCTCAAAATCTGCCATTATGCGCTTGCCCTCCATGTGTTTGCCGCCCTTCTTGTCCCACGAGGACAGCGAGGGAAAGTCTGCGTGGTCGCCGAGGTGAACGATCACGTCCGGCTTCATCTTCACCGCATATTTCCCGGCCCACTCTAGGTGGTCAGTGTTAACGTCCGGTTTCACCTGAGTGTCCGGTATCACCATGATGCGCTTACCTCTAACTGAGGAAGGGCGCGTGGTCTCTGTAGATTGGGGGGTGGATTTCATATTGTTCGAGTTCCTCTTCCGTGAGCGTGTCGATTTCTTTGCTGATTCGGAGATAGTGCTTTCCGATTTTGTCGTGGTTGGCTCGGGCGTACTTGGCTCGCTCGGTGCAGGTTGAGCGGCCCAGAAGCGCATTGAGTTCAGCGTCGCTTTCAGATCGGCCATAAATTCCTCCATGAATTTCGCGCCACAGCGCTATGTGATTTACAGGGTGACCCTCCATCTCCTTGTGTGCCCATGCGGACAGCACGAGACAATTCTTAGGGTCGAATCGGACACTCCAATTGCCTCGGGCAATGAAGTGGGATAGCTGTAGACCTTGCGGTTTGTCGCTATAGTCTTTGCCGGTAAGCTGGCAAATGAAACCAGCCTTCTTCCGCATGACATCGCTCATGTGCTTATCGGCGGTCAAACGCTTGATGCCTCTAAAACTCATGGCGTCACCTCGTATATTCCGTAGTCGTTAATTCCATTGGGGACATCCACAGTCCTGATCAGCGCATTCTTTTTGAATGGCCGGTAATCAACCTTGTGGTGCCACCTGTTAAACCTCCAAGCAACCTTGGCAACGTCTGGGTGCAGGTCAGCGATCATCTGAGACTTGGGTAGAGTTCCCTCACCCTTGTAGAACTCCTCAGTGTTGCCGCCCTTCATCCGCTGAGTGGTCACCTTGCCGCAGAGGAACGCGTTAAACTGAATCGTGCAAAGCCCGTCCTTCAGGACTCTGAGCGATAGGTCTGTGTCCTCGTTGTACCTACCGCGCCACCGATATGGTGCAGAGTTCTCGATGAGCAAGCACGAGTAGATTCTGGTGTTAGCCACGAACGGTGGCACCGCATCAGTCCGCTTGCAGAACGAGTAGTAGTTGAGTCCCGAGATCGGGACGTTGGCGTACCTGTCAGTGAAGTCCTCTGCCGCGCAGAGAGTCTTGCCCGACCGGATGACCCACTTCTTGTTTCTGTTCAGGTAGTGGAACGCGTCGATGTTGTCGTCCATTACCCAGTGGCGTTTGAATCCTTCCTCGGTAGATAGATCCCATGCGTAGTTGCGTGCCGCACCCGGTCCCTTAGACTTACTGTCACCTAATTCGTCGCAGGTGTCGTAGTCGTCTAGGTAGGACTGGGGCAGTACGTGTATCGGGCACGAGTACTTGGCCGCGTATAAATCCCTCTCTGCGGCCTCGACGATTAACCGATACGGCACGCCCATGCTATCAAGGGCACGGGCTGTCAACATGTTCTCCCACCTACCCTTCGACACAATAAAGATCGGGTAGCGTGGAGTCACTTGTAGATCCTCCTCTCTGGGTCTCTGTGCGGGCGGTGTGGATGCCATGCCGACTTAGTCTTACCTGTCAGCTTCTGACCGATCAGTTCAGCGAAGGCGTCGAGATCATCCTCAGTCTCAAAACGGAAAATGATCTGCGCGAACGGCTCCTGCTTTTCCTGAACGAACTCCGGCATCTGTTGCCACTCGGACTGGGCCATTGATTTAGAGTCGATGACCACCGACTTCTCGAAGGCCATTAATGCACCAGCCTTAGATGACCACCCTTGGTCGGTGTGAAGCTAGGCTCAAACTCGATAGGGTGAATCCATATCAGTTTCATCCCGGTGGTAATCTCCTCCACGTAATCCAGGGCTTCATCTTCCCCGTAACCCTCCTCAGCGAGTCGCATCATTACGACCTCGCTTGAGTAGCAGGCGACTGGGGTGCCATCCTCTGCGTAGACACAACCCAACAGGGCGTCGTCAAAGTCAGCTAACATTTCGATCTCTCCTATTTCTTCATCCATGAAAATTCTCCTCCTCCGGATCAGGCTCACGGCTCTGCTCCCACTCTGGTGATCCCGGTTGATCCCAAGTGGTGTAGTCCATGCCGCGCTCCGCGATCCACTCCATGCCTTCGGGGCAGACTCTTTCCGTGGGTAGCTTCTCAATGCGCTTACCCTCCCGTAAGAATCGTTCCGTCTCCTTGGCTATCTGATCTCTAAGGTTATCTTTCTTCATCGCTCTTTCCTAATGCGAGTGCGTTCTTGTAATGGGTTCGAGTTAGTTCCCGAAGGTGCTCGGGAACGTGAGTGGACATAAACTTTTTCTGGCGGTCTGCATCGCCCTGCATCTCTAAGAGCGCTAGGGCGAACACCCTGGGAGGATGGTCTGCATCCCACCATGATTTACTGCTCACAACTCGCAGGCGTCACCGACACAGGCCGCAGTCTTCGCGCCCTCGGTGGTGTCACCTCTCTCGTAAGTTGGGAACAGCGACCAGTCGATGACCGGCATCGCTTGCTTCATGATGTCGTACTCGGCCTGATCGATAGCCTCGTAAGGTGCCTGGCGATAAGTGCCACCGTCATGAGGTAGGAAACTCATCCCGGTAACCGAATCCCAGTTATCCCATACCCACTGGCACACAGCGAACCACGAAGAATCATCATAGTAGGTGGTAGCGCTTACCATGTGCGTTGCCCACGCCTCGCCGTACAGCTTCGCGAGTTCAAGCTGATCGATGCTCGACATGTTCTCGACGCAGAGAGAA